GAGAACCTCCTTAGGTCAAAGATATTGGAAATATCATGACCCGGAATCAAGGGGAGTTCTTTTGCAGGGACGACATACCGTGGACGGAGACCTGTCTCATGGGAGTCTAGTCCAAACTCATCTGAAGGATAGAGTTCGGAGAGGACACTCTCTGTAGGAGAGCGGAGGATACGGAGGACGTGGACAATGGTCCGGAGAGTGTCAGTGACATACTCGCGGATCTCATCCTTGTCACGTAGGATTCCTTCCCAACAGTGGATCCCATCTGCGGTAGCATTGGCTTGCAAGATGGAGCTTGTTGATGCAGTCAGCCTGGGGGGCGGACCGGAACGGTTTGACCCAATGAGCAGCTTTGAATTTACCCAAGGTATAACTTTCCAGTTTACCAGGGGACGTCTAGCACACTCTTCAGGGGCACAGGGTACGGGCTGAAACAATTGTGAGTTAATCATTACCCAGTTGGTAGACAGGTAAGTCTTTCCAACTGACTCAAGAAATCCGGCTGTGGCAACTATCTTCCTCCAGAGTGGGAGACCTAATTCAGGGTCACCACTACGGATTCGGGAACAGTTATCATCGCCGTTAATCAAGAGTGGACACTCAGAGAGTCTGAGTGGGCGGTTATGATTTAACTCGAGGAACCACCGATTAACAGCAGCATTGACAATACAGAGGACGGGAAACGAGGTTATTGACCCCATCAGCTGTCCTGTTGCCTGATCTACTGTACGGTATGGTCCCACAATCGTGTTTCCAACCAAATTTTCCACAAATGCCTCTTCGTACTTGGTGGGTACGTAGGGAACATCACCACTAGTTAGTTCTGAAACGACTATTTGTGATGCCACTGACTTCATTTTATCAGTGGCTGCACTAAAGTCTCCGGAAAGGAATGCCTCATTCTTGAGTGCACGTCTTCCCAGACGTTCCTGAATTACATCCTGACTCACGGGTGCACCAATTAACACGAATGTTGGGTGTCTTCGTAAGACAGTGTGGAGATATGATTGTACAGGCTTTAAAAAAGTCTGCTCATACAAGTTCCCCTTTGAGATTCCACGAGTCTTTAGTGGCTCCCTCAGACCAACCATTTTTACCCGGTTGAGTCGAGGATCCTCACGGTGAGCCTTGTACTTCCCCTCAAGCCACAACCGATAAAGATTGTAGGCTACAGAGATAAGAGAGGTATCCAGTGTGTGCGAAGACTTACGTCTCTGCATTTCACCAGGAAGCCACTCAGTACTGAGCTCAGACTGGAGTAGGCTCACATCATAGCCCCAAGTCCTAAGATATGACAGGAAGTCGTCATCCTCAAGGGCAAGGAACATCATTTGTAAGCCACCACCTTTGGCAAGTGTTGCATCATAGTTCGAAGAGGTCGATGGGATAAAAGGTCTCTTCTCGAAGCTTGAAAAGCTGAGTGGAGAGGCACCAAATATCTCATTGACCGTACGTCGGATTTGTACCTCCAGCGTACTCTCGTTGATATCAAGATGTCCAAGAAGGGAGTCTGGGTAGTTGGAGCTCCAAGGAGCTCTTGATGGAGAATCAGGGATGTCACTCTTAGA